GCATCTATATTTTTCTTTATATCTTGTTTTTCACCATTTAGGTAAAACCCTTTGTCTATGTAGTCTTGTATTTTTTCTCTTTTTATCTCAACTTTACCCAGAAATCTTTCATCCATTTCAAGAGATTTTTTTATTGCATCATATATATTTATCGTTCCAACATTTACAGAATATGGATCAGTCGCTTTATTCCCTTGTACAAGCGCAATATCTGTTGTCTTTCCACCAATATCAACTAAAACAACATCTCTTCCTGCAATTTGGTCAACTATGTCTTTTGCATAATATAAGTATCCTGTAACTCCCTCTGGAAACACTTGAACAGATCTTATTGTTATATCTCTTTTAGTAGTTTCATTTCCTTTTTCAAATTCAACATGATATTCTTTTCCTTGTAATTTTTCAATCAAATCTTTTCTTAATCCTCCAAATTGCTTCACTGGTAGACCTAATGCTAGATCAATAACTTCATCATCTGTATTTCTGCATATAGCCCCAAGTAAAAGCGGTAAGAAGTTTTCTTTCTCATATTTAACTATATTTATTTCCTCGTCACCTTCGCCTAAATAATATGTTTTATTACCTATTTTAATGCTATCTGAATCTGAACCAAAGTTTTTTACCTCTGTAACTTTACTTTCAAAAATATCATCTGTACTTGTTTTAACTGCATAATTTCCAATATCTATACCTAATTTACTCATTTATGTTATTTCCCCCTTTTATTCTAAACTTCCAAAATCAAAATTGTTAGCTGGATCTTCTATTTCTTTTTTCTGTTCAACTACAGCATTATCCTTTTTTTCATTCATTTTTTCCCAAACGAGTTCTTTTAAATAAGCTGTAGCTGATAATTTCTCATCTAAAAACTTTTCAATTGCTTTTTCTTTATCATTGTTTTTAAATGTTAGAACTATCCTACTCATTCAACCACTTCCTTTTTTGTAAAATATTATAAAATTTATTAATATTTACATATATTTTACCAAATTTCACATAGTAATTCAATAGATTTATAAGATATTTTTTATAATATTTTATAATTTTTTATAAAATTTATCATTTTGTATATAATTAAAAACACACTTTTTATAATTTTGCATAAAAAAAAGAGTGTTTCATATATTTCTAAACACTCTTTTCTACTTTTTATAATTATCTAATTGTAAAAGAAGCTTCAGCTGGACTAGAGAATAATATAATACCTCCTGTACACACACCTTTTCCTTTAAATTTAGCAATATATGAACCCTTTTTTAGCCCTTTGAAACTTACTACACCAGTTTTAGTAGTTCCAGCTAATCTAAAGCCTACAAGTTGAGATGATACAATTTTGCCAGCCTTATATACATTTATTTCTCCTTCAAATCCTAAAATATTTCCAAGCGTAGATGTTACTCTCCAAGATAACTGCCCTCCACTCATTGCTGTTAAATTAGCAGTACCACCTGGAACGACAATAGATTTAGTTGAAGGCGAATCTGAGTTTGGTTGTCCAATTAATTCAACTGTTTGTGAGTTTCCAGTACCTTCATAATCATTTCCATCAGCAAAAGCTGTAAATGGAATCATTACTGCGCAAAGCGTTAGTAATAAAGCAATTGTTTTTTTCATTTGTTTTCCCCCTATTTTTTTATATTATTCTCAATTACAGTTTCCTTTCTTTACGTGCCTTAATAATCATATTGTAATTATGCTCAGCAGTTTCAAATGCTCCTACCAAAGGAGTTATAATTACACTTTCTATTAAGCACAATTCATCATAGTTTAAACTAGCTTCTCCAGCATAGAAATTATTTAACTTATCTAAATCTATTCTAGTTAAAACGGAAACTGATTCCATTGAGAATTTGTAAACATCAATAAGTTTATATAATCCACCTATATAGTTTTTTGCTACTTCATGGTTCTTAAAAAATTCATCTTTTCCTGTATGTAGGTTTACTTCCATAATTCCCTCCATTGTTCTTATATTTTTAACCTTCAAATAATATTTACTTCTTCTTCAAAACAGAATATTCTATCACGGTAGAATATTCTGTTTTTTTCATTCTATCACGATAGAATAATATTTTCAATCATTTTTTCTATTCTATTTTATTTAAATAGAATAGAAAAAAAGAACACTTAATATTTTTCAAGCTAATATATTAAGTGTTCTTTTTATATTTTTACAAGATTATATAAAATTATTCTTTAATCAATTAAAGTGTTTTTCTATTTCTTAATAATAAGAAATGATATAAAATTGTATCATTTTAAAGATTTTGTGATATAATAAAAGCAAGAAGAACTACAATCTATTTAGGCGTAGAGTGGAGTTCATAATAAACGTAGTTTATTTTTTGAATTTAAATATAAATTTAAATTCAACCTGTAAGTCACTCTTTGCACGAGAGTGGCTTTTTGCTTTTTTGAATAGTTCACTGATTAAGTAAACTACCACACTAGCTGTTAAACTAGCTAAAACATTAAACAAAAAGTTATCCATGTAACTCACCTCCCCTCGAATCGTTGGGAGGATAATCTTTTGTACATGAACTCCACTCTATAGATTGTATATTACGCTCTTCTTGCTAAATTTAATTATACCATATTTTGTAATATCAGTTAAGAGTTTGCACTACAATAATCAGAAAGCTTGTTCCACTCACAATCAACCCCTATTATTTTAAGAATATCATTGACTTGGCTATTTAAATCTTTAATATCTGATTTAGACATTAAAGGATCTTTCATTATTTCATTTAGAAAAATACTATCAATGATTAAACATACATTTTCTGATAAATATTCACGTTTTACTGAGATTACTGTTCCAACTGTACTTTCTTTTAGTGTCTTATATGCTACACTCAATATGCATGGTTCTAAATTAATTCCTTCTAGTACTGTTTCAAAGTAATATTTTATTCTTATATTTTCATTTCCAATAAATATTTCTTCATTGCTGCTTATCTTCTTTAATTTTCTCATTATGCCTAACATCTTAGCATTCACTTCATAATTTATTCCATATCTCTTTGATGCCAAACTCGACATTAAGTCTCTTTCTAAATAAATTACCCACTGACCATTATAGGAAAATGATGTTTTAGCGATATCCATTTCTCCTTTTCCAGTAATATTAAATTTAGGCTCTAGTTTATTTATTAAGTAAATCTCATAAAAATCCATAGTATATTTATTATCTAATTCCATATACTCAAGTCTTAAATTCTTATTACACCAATTTTCTTTTTTATTACTTAAATGACTAGCGTGTCTATCACAGATATTCTCTGTTTTCCCAACGTATAAACATTCTTCCGTATCTTGATTAATATATTTATAAACATAATACATTTTTTATTTTCTCCAATTCTTAATTGTCATATTTACAGCCCTTATATATTTCAAATAATTCTTGCCATGTATATCCAACTTCTAGTATGTGAAAAATATCCTCTATTTGTTGGAAAATCTCAGTAATTTTATATTCAAATGTTGGCATTAATTCCATTAAATTAGCCAAAGATCCAATCCTAATCTCTAATGTTATATTTATAAGTATTTTTTTATTTGTTGCTGTATATTCTTTCCATCTGGGATAAACTGAAATCAAAGAACAACTTCCAAATCTTTCTAATGTTTCAAAATCATATGATATCAAATTAATATCTAATTCATTCTCACAAAATTCTATATCCATATTTTCAAAGTTATATAGCACACTTAAAACATTATTTTCATATAACATTTCAACCTTGGCATCTAACTTTTCAATTCTCTTTAAAAAATTAATAGATTTTTTACTTACTTCATATTTCATATCTATCTTTCTTTCTCTGAATCTTCTTTTTCCCTTTGTCTTTTCCTTAAAATCTTCTTCTGAATATGTACTCCAATCTTCTTCCTTGTAATCAAAAAAGATGTGTTCAGTATCCATATCACCTTTACTTAGTTTATTAAATATTGGATTTAGTTCATTTATTAAATAAACTTCAAAAAAATCCATATTATATCTACGTGGAAGTTCAATATATTTTAATATTAATTCTTTAGTACACCAATCTTCTTCTTTATTACTCAAATGAGATGAATGCCTTGCATATATATCTTCTGTTTTTCCAACGTATAAACATTCTTCTGTAGCTGGATCAATATATTTATAAACATAATACATTTTTTATTTTCTCCAATTTTTATTTATAGTAATATCCTTCTTCATTTACTAGACCTTGATCAAATAAATTTCTCCTAACAGTTTCAAGTCTGACAGGATCTTTGCTATAATCAACTTCTCTTTCTTCTTTTTTAACATCTTCATCATCCCAATATTTATCTAATTCTTCTTTAAACTTTAAATCATCTTTTTGATGAATTATAACTTCACTTATTTTATTTGAAAGTGTTGATTTAAAAAAATCATAATTCTTTGTATTTATAATATCAGTATTATCTCTTTCAAATGCTATAGCAATAGACTTATTAAAAGCATTCAGATAAACATCTTTCTTAAAATCAAACTCTTTAAAATCTTCTTTAAATAGTTTAATCGTCCCTGTTGTAAAAATATTTTCATTTGGTATATAAAAACTAAAAGACACTTCATTGTCCTGCTTCTTTTTAGGTATATAATCTTCAACCAATATATCTTTATCAAAATATTTTCTAGGTTCATAATCTATCACAGAAAAAATTATTTCATCTATTTTTCTATTTTTTCTTTTTTCTTCTTTTATTGAAACAACCATGTTGCCTTTTTTATTTATTTCATTCATTGCTCTTTTTAGAACATTTTGTTTAAAATATTTATACTCTGGATATACATTATCTTTTAATTTCAAATAAAATCTTAATTCATCTAACTTATATTTTATCTCCACTTCCTTATTTTCTCTGCTCCATAGTCTAAATAAAGTGTATAACCTCTGAGTATATGCACCTCTAAAATTAAATAACACTGATAAATTAATAGCTGTATATCCATTTTTCTTTTTCTGCATTTTTACAAAATCAGTTATATGATTGTATAGAACTTCATGCATCATAATTGTATAAATTTGGTCTGTATGATCCAATTCATATGTATTAATTAAACCACTTCCAAAAGTTTTTAACTTGCCAGTTGTCTCTTCTATATAGTCAAATTCCAAAACACTTTGTTGAAACATGTTCAAAATTTCTTTTATATTTTTATGCTCATAATCATTATTGTTTTTCATAAATACTTTTAGTTCTTCTTTTGATATAGTTGTAACATAAGATGAATTTTGCTGTTTCTGAGCATTAAAAAGTATTTTGTAAAATAATTTATTTTCCACATTTGTAAAATCATATTTACTTTTTATTAAATTATTTGGTTGCATTAAAATTTCTTTTTTTTCCAAAATCTATCACCTCATATAAATTATAATACCTAATTTATAAAAAGGTCAACTATTTTTGAAAGACGCTCACCTTTGACCCTTAAAATGATGACCTTTGACCCTTAAAATGATGACCTTTGACCCTTAAAATGATGACCTTTCGACCCTTAAAATGATGACCTTTGACCCTTAAAATGATGACCTTTGACCCTTAAAATGATGACCTTTCATCTCTGAAACCTAGATATACCAATTATTATAGCTTGTCTAAAAACTATTAAAGACTTTAAAAACTGTTTTAAAAACTATTAAAGACTAGAAAAGATGTTCTGAACTATTCTTTTTTTATATTAAAAAACTTTAGTATTTATTTTTCTAGTATACTTTAAACACTTACTAAAAATAATTTCTTATAAAAGATTGGAGATGAAGAATTTTTTATGCTTGAAAACAGAAAACAAATTCAGAAAGAAATTTACTTACCAATAGCAACATATTGTTTAAAAGATAAGCAATATTATATAAAAGAATATGGAGCACTATTAATAAAGAGTGCTGAAAATAGTGACATTTTTAATACCCATAAAAATAGAATTTTGTATAAGAATAAACTTGATATTCAAGAAATAGCAAATGAACTGAATGTAAATAAAGCAACAATCCAAAGAAATATAAAAAAACTAGAGAAGTTAGATTTTAAAATTCTAAAAATAGAAAATACCCTAAATGGAATTGTATATTGTTTACCGTCAGAAAATAATATTGATTTAAACAAATTTGCATTGATAAATTATGAAATGCTTAAAAAAATGGTCAATAAATTTAAATCAAATACAATAAAAGTATATTTTTTACTTAAAACAATCACTACAGAAACTAATTTTAAACCTGCAACTAATAGTTTTATAGCAGAAAATATAGGACTAAGTTCTAAAAGTAAAAATAATTTAGATATCATAACTTCTTCTGTTAAAACTTTAGAAGAAAATAAATACATTGAAACAAAAAAAGTAAATGTATATGAATATGACAAAGAAAAACTTAGAGAAGTTCCAAAAATAAGAAAAGTTTATCGGATTTGTAATTTTGATGAGTGGAAAAAGGAAATTGATAAAAATAAAGTTTATTAAATATAGCTTAAAAGCATTTAAAGGCTTGTCTGACGTGTTTTAATTACAAACTTGATGTTATTTACCTAAAAAGATACAAATTTGCTTAAAAATGGAAATAGAAGGTCAAATATATAGATAGAGAACCAAATAAAATTATATTGGCTCTCTATTTATCTTCTTCCCAATCCTCAATAAACTTTTCTAAACTTTTTAATTTATTTTCAGACACTTCTTCATCATCATGCAGAGCACTTATAAAACTTTCAAAAGAATTTTTGTGAAAGAAACTAAAGAAACTTTTAGTCTCAACTTTTAAATATTCTTCTTTTTCTATTAATGCTTTATAATATGTAAATCTATCTTTCTTAACAACCTCTAAAAATCCTCTACCAACTAATCTCCTCAAGAAAGTTAACATAGTTGATTTTTTCCATTCGTACTTTTCGCCTAGTGTCTTCAAAATTTCAGTAGATGCAACTTCCTTATCTTCGCTGTCCCAAATAAACATCATAACCAACAATTCACTTTCTGGAATCTTTTTTATCTTCATAAAGTACACCACCTTCTAAAAGTATATCTAAAATACTATAACAATAGAGTTAACTACACAATACTAAATGTCTAAAAATGTTTTACCAATTTTTACCAATTAATTTTTCTTTAAAAAAAATTTAAGCAGGAGTAAAAAAAATAAAAAATTATCAAAATTTATCAATATAAAAAGAAATATAAGTATAAATTTTTCTCTTTGTATATTGATTGTATACAATTCTATTTTTGTAAAATTAAATTTTACAAAATAATCAAAAATGGTAAATTTTGACATTTGCCTAATGTCAAATTAGGTGTTACAATTGTAACATAAAGAAGATATATATCGAAATAATACATATAAAATACATATAAAACTACGTACGTAAAATATTTTTAAAAATAATCAAAAATCTTAATTTTCAATATTGAATACAATTAAATTTTCAAACTCATCTAGGGCATGACATACAAAAGCAAAAAACATTAATTTAGTATCTGATAAAAATTTAAAAATTATAAAAGGGGGAAGTCTGTTATTTTTCAGAAGCAATGTAACTGTAAAAATATAAATCAGAATATTTTGAAAATATGGGGGATTCTATGGGAGAATTAAAACTTGAATCAAAAATGAATTGCACTAAAAATAAGAAAAAAGTTGCTATATCTATACATCAAATGAAAAAAATTTCTAAAAAAGATTATGTTTTTTTAACAGATTGCATAGAAACATTTTATATGAAAATAAAAGAGGTTTGATAAATTTTCAAACCTCTTTTTATTGCTATTTGTTTTTCTTTTGCAATAATTCTATCATTTTCAAGATAGCATCTCTATCTTCTTGTTCTAATTCATAAAGTTTGTTAGTTATTTCTTTTACATCATCATCAATTTCTAAGTCAGCTAAACAATCTTTATAAATTTCACCTTTTCCACTTCTTAGCCATTCCTCATTTACTTCAAATTCTCTGCATATGTCGTTAATACTTCTTTCTGTCAAAACTCTTTTTCCTTTTTCCAATAAAGAAATTTGATCTTGTGATAAGAAAATTCTTTCCCCAAACGCTCTCTGCGAAAGTCTTTCAAGAGTTCTTAACTCATTTAATCTTTTTCCAATTTCTTTAGCTTTTAATTTTTTTGAAACTTCTGCCATTTTTACAATCCTCCTCTGTCATTACTATACTATAAAAACACGACTTTGTCATTAAAAAAATAATTATAACGACAAAATCATGATAAAAATAAAAAAGATATTGATTTTTAACGACAAAGTAGTTATACTTAAAATAAGTTGAACGACAAAGTAAGTGTAGGAGGGTGAAAAATGATTTGTTCAAACAAAGAAAAAGTAGAAACAGCTTTGATGATAGATTATTTAAAAAAAAACGAACCAAATGAATGGAGAACTATAGAAACCATAATCTCCAGCACATACGCATTAAGTAATTTCAAAAAAGAAAATAAAGACATTATGAATCAGAAATAACAACAGTAAATACTTAAAGGGAGTGGTAAGCTTGAAAATTTCAGATTTTAATAAAAATCAAATAGGAACAGCAGTTCAATTACAAGATATAAGGTTTGGTACAAAAGTTGATTGCATCATTACGAAAGTAGAAAAGAATGAAATACTAGTCATGTATTATGAAAAAGAGACAGAGGAAATAGCATATAAAACTTTGACTAAAGAAGATCTGATACTTGATGATTATAAACTTAAGTTATTATCTTAAAAAATAATTTCGGAGGGGAGGTGATGAGATGGATCTCTTGAAGGATGCAAGAAAAAAAGAGTGGTTTTGGCTAGAGAATGATCTAGTAGATAGAGAAGATTTAGGAATCTATGAAAAAATGATTTATATAGTTCTTGCAAGATATTCTGATAATGAAAGTTGTTGCTTTCCAAGCTATAAAACGATCGCTTTGAAATGCGGATGTAGTGAAAGGCAAGCCAAAAGCGTAGTTAAAATTTTAGAAAATAAAGGGTTAATTAAAAAAGAAAATAGAATAAAAAGTAACTCAAATGAAAAAGAAAGCAACATATATTTTGTTTTAACAGCTAAATTAGGTGGTGAATATGATGCACAACAGGTAGTGAATATGATGCACAACCCTAGTGCACCTCATGCACAACAGGTAGTGAATATGATGCACAGTAAAAAGACTAATATTAAAAAGACTTATATAAAAAGTAATACCACTCCACAAAATGAACCTAAAACTGATTATTTAGATCTATCATTCTTGGACTTAGATATAGAAAAAGTAAAACTAACTAAAGATGAATATGACAAACTTATAAGCAAGTTTGGGAAGAAATACATACATGATAAAATTGTTAGTTTAGAAAACTATATCGTAAATGGTAAAGGGAGTAGATATAAGAGTCATTACAGAGCTTTGTTGACTTGGGGGAATGCTGATACTAGCAAAGGTATATTGCAACCAGTTACAAAGGCTAAGAATCCACTCAGTGGCTTTAAAGAACTTTAAAAACTAAATAGTATAGGAGGTAGATAGGATGAATGAAAAAGAAGAGGCTGTTTATTTGAATAGTTCTAATGTGAAGTTATTCTTAGGTGTTAGGGATATTAAGGAATTTGAGGAATTGATAGAAAATGTCAATGAGCGAATTTGTCAACTCCAAGAATCGATTAATAAACTTGCCCAATTTAATATTGAGTTCGAGATTAAGTCAGATATTTAGTTAAGTATAAATTAGGAGGATTGTTTATGGCAGATAAAACTGTAGAACTTACTGAAAAGGATTTGCACTGCATTGCAAGGCATTTGCAAAATGAAGTGTTAGAGATAGCATTTAGAGGAAACAGAGAAGCCCCTACATCTTGTGAAGTTTGCGATTACTTCGAAGAATGCAAGGACTATTTCACCCATATAGACACTTTTATAAAATTAAGTGAAATGACAGGTGTAGATATTTTTACTAAATAAATTTAGTAAATTAAAATTTTAGTATTGTAATTGACGTGCTTTTTTAAAAAGAGGACAGTTGCTATTAGCAGTCATTATTTGAATTTTGCAAATGTAATTTTTATTACATTCGCACTCTAAAAGTTTTGATCCAGCGAATCCAGGAAAAGTTTTATATTCACCAGAAAATTCAACTTTATCGTCAATAAGAGAGCATTTTTCTCTTAAGGTTTTAATTTTGCACATATTCATCACCACCCTATAATTAATTTGAACATACTGCCAATATGCTCAAATTAATTATAACATGCAAATTATCATGGCGTAGAATTAAAACACAGGTCAATTAAATTTAGTTACAAACTCAATGAAACAGATAAAGAATTAAATGTTAAATAAATTAGGAGGTTGCTCATGAAAGAGGAAAAGTTAGAACTTACTGAAAAAGAATTACATTGCATAGCAAGACATTTGCAAAATGAAATTATGGAGATGGTGTTTAGAGGGAATAGAGAAGCCCCCACATCATGTGAAGTTTGCGATTACCTGCAAGAATGTGAGGGCGATTTTACTTGTATGTATCATTCTTTTACTAAATTAAGCAAAATAACAGGTGTAAAAGTGACTGCATTTAAGTATTGTTTTCCAGATGAAAATCCCAAAGCTACTATCTAAGAAGTTTTTTAGAATAGGACATTCTTCATTAGAAGAAGAGTCGCAAATATGACTTCCATCACATCTAGTTGACATTAACTTAGATCCAAAAGTACCTGGAGGAGCTGAATATTCGCAAGTAAGAGAAATGGTTTCGTTTATTACAGGACATTCTTTGCTTATAACTCGATATTGGCTCATACTCTCACCACCTTTCTAATTAATTTAAACATATTGGAAGTATGTTTAAATTAATTATAGCATGTAAATTATCATGGTGTAGAATAGTTTCAAATCAAAAGAAGCAACTAAATAGTTAAAGACAGGAGGTATGCTAAGTGGAAAGAAAAAAACATGAACTTACAGATCAAGATATACAAAGACTTATTGAAGGATTAAGAACTGATCCAAAAATAAGAGAAATGATATTTGAAAGTAAAGATTGTGAAACTAGAACAAGTACAAGAAGTAAATGCGAGCAATTTGTTGAAGAAAAACTTGCTTATAGAAGTTATGGATTTGAAACTCCAAAATACTATGCAAAACTTATTGCCGACATAATTGATATTTTAGTTTACAAAAATGTTCCAAGAGATCGTATTTGTGGGGTATTGTATGACGTCGAAAGGGTGATTCCTTTAGTTGTGACATTTTAATAATAAGCTGGGGGTGATTAAATGAATTACTCTTTAGAAGCAGAGCAAAACATTCTAGGAAGTTTTCTTATAAATGACTCTATAGGTTACAAAATAAGGGAATTAAAAGAAAATGATTTCTACTTTGAGTCACATAAAATTATTTTATCTTGCATGAAGAAAATAATTGATTCAAATAAACCTTTAGATCTTTTGCTTTTAAAAAATGAATTAGAAAAAATAGATAGATTAATAGATGTTGGAGGAGTTAGTTACATTACCAGTCTAACGACTATAGTCATAACTACTTCAAACATAGATCACTATATAAAAATCATAAAAGAAAAGTTACTTAAAAGACAAATTTCAGAATTAGCAAATGAATTAATTAATAATTCAAATTCAGACACAAGTATAGACGAATTGATTGTAGATATAAACGATTTAAAAGCACTTGTGACGACGAGCAGTAGTATAAATGATAATTATATTGATGCGTCAAAAATAAAGCGTGAAAAAGGCGTACACAAGTCCATAGATACAGGTTTTAATAAACTAAACAATATGCTAGATGGATTTAGATATGGAACTCTTACAATTTTGACTGGTAAACCTGCATCTGGTAAATCAACTATAGTTAACCAGTTTATAGCAGAAGCAATTGTAAATAAAGAAAAAGCATTTTTGTATTCTGGAGAATTGCCTGCCTTCATGGCTATGGAATGGTTTAGAAAAACTGTAGCTAATGATTACCATATAAAAGAATATAAAAGTGTCTATGGAGGAACATACACAGATATTCCAGATTATGCCTCTGAACTTATTTCAGACTGGATAGAAGATAAACTTTTTCTCTATGATGAAGATGCAATAAGTGATGAAGTAAATCTACTAAATACCATAGAACATTTATATTTAAAAAAAGGGGTTAGGTTCTTTGTACTCGATAACTTAATGACGATAAAAACTGGCAACAAGGCAGATAAATATGAGAGACAAGAGCAGATAGTAAGCAACTTAAAAAATCTTGCTAAAAAATATAACTTAGTAATAGTTTTAGTTGCACATCCTCGTAAAAATATGGGTGACATGAAACCAACTATGTATGATGTGTCTGGAGCAAGTGAGATTGTTAATTATGCAGATTATATTTTATCAACTTACAGAGTTATTGATGAAGAAGAAGAGGCAGACGACACTTATTTATTAATTTTAAAAAATAGAATAACAGGAAAACAGAATATAAGTTTCAAAATGAATTTTTCAGAAAGAAGAAAAAGACTTTACACAACTAGTGAAGAGTTAAATAGAGATTACAAATATGATGTAAATAAACAATATGTGCAAGCAGAAATTCCAGAAGATGTATTTTAAAAAAGGATAAAAAATAGGAAATTTTATTAAGTAATGATTTTACAATAAAAATCAATATTGAATAATTTAAAAAATCAATATTGAAAAAATACCGTTTTTCAATATTGAAATTAAAATTTCATAAGGTATTGAAAATCAATATTGAAAAAAATTAATAAATATAGTAATTGCAATGATTGCAGAATACGATTACATTACACAAAAAACACAGGTTTAAAGAATTTGTCAAAAACTATTAAAAGATGGTAATGATAGAGAGAAAAAAATAAAATCAAAAATTTTGATAAAAATGTTATTAAATTATAGTCAAAGTTTATTAATTAATTTCCTCGTAGAAAAATATTATTTTAAATAAATAAAGGAGTGATTTTACATGATAGCATTAGAAAAATTTGCAGGTGGAGTTCTAAAAGAAAAGTTTAATACAGAGTTACAAAAAGTTTTAGATAATATTGCAGATCCAAATACAGATTTTAAAAAAACAAGAAAAATTAGTTTAGAGATAGTGTTTAAAGCAAATGAAGATAGAGATCTTGCTGAAGTAGATATAAAATCCAAAGCAACTATAGTAGAAGCAAAAGCGACAACAACTAAAGTTATAATAGGAAAAGATTTAGAGACAGGAAGAGTTGAAGCATCTGAATTTAAAAATCAACTAGCTGGTCAGTTGTCTATAGATGTTTCAGATAGTAATGAAACTGATGAAATAGAAGAAAATAGTTCTGGTGTAATTGATTTTAGAAATGCAAGTTCAAAGTAGATTAAGAAAGTAAATAAAATATAAATTTAAATAAAAAGGAGAATAAAAAAATGATAAGAAATGCAATGGAATATTTAGTTAAGTTAGGAAAAAGAGAAACAGTATGTGTAGATGGGTTTAAGTACACAACAGATGCATTAGAAATAATAAAAGAACCAAAAGCTAATGAATTAGAAATAACTACATTGAGTGGTTTAGTAGATTATATAAAAAGTGGCATAGATCATGAAGAAGATGAGTTGTTATTAATACAAGTCTTAACTCCAAGAAAAGTGCTTTTAAAATCTGCTTTGAGAAAAAATAGAGATAGAGAAACTTATATTGAATGTGTAGCACTACTTCCAGATAAAAGATTTGACAGACCTTTAGATTTAGACACTTTTAATATAATACTACAATCAGCATTTATAAAAAATAATGATAGAGATACACTTTTAAAAATTGCAGGAAATATCCAAGAATCTACAGTAAAAAATGTTGGAGATGATGGGGTTTCTCAATCTGTAACAATAAAAACAGGTGTCGCTAGTGTATCAGAAGCAATAGTTCCAAACAGAGTAAAATTAATTCCTTATCGTACTTTCCAAGAAGTAGAGCAACCAGAAAGTGAATTTATTTTCAGAATGAGTACTGGACCAGCAGCAGGATTATATGAAGCAGATGGTGGAGCATGGAAAAATCAAGCAATGTTAAATATTAAAGCGTACTTGCAAGAAGAATTAAAAGATTTTAAAAATGTAAATATAATTGCTTAATTGAAAATCTAAGAGGACTTATTATAAGTCCTCTTAGTAAAACAAGGAGGGAGTTAAATGAAAAGTATTTCTCATATGAACATTTTAGAAAGAGCAGAATTTACAGACAAAATTGCTAATGCAATTATGTCTGCAAATAAAGAAATTGAAAGAGGTTGTGCCTTTAATGAAGCAGTTGAGATTGTAAAACAAATGGAATATAGAGAAAATAAATACAATGAAGGAGATATTGCAATATGAATAATGTAGTTTTAGTTGGAAGATTAGCAAGAGATCCAGAATTAAGATATATACCAGAGTATGGTACTCCAGTTGCTACTTTTGCATTGGCAGTTGATAGGGGTTATGCAAAAAAGGATGGAACTAGAGAAGTTGATTTTATACCAATTGAAGTTATGGGAGGATCAGCAGAATTTTGTGCTAATTATCTCACAAAAGGAAGAATGGTTTCAATTCAAGGCCAAATAAGGATAGAAAAATATGAAAAAGATGGAGAGAAAAAAACTTTCACAAAAGTAAGAACAAAAATTGTTAATGCGCTTGATCACAAGCCAAAGGATGAAGAAAAAGAAATAGGCTTTCAAGTTTTAGATGATGAAGATATTCCATTTTAAATTGGATGGTGATTATATGAGAAGTTTAGAAGAGAAAAATAAATTATTTGAAGATAATATAAATCTTGTACATTTTATTATAAATAGATATTTCAAATCCTTTTTAAGAAGGTATCCATATTTAAAAGAAGATTTATTTCAAGAAGGATATATAGGATTATATAAAACAACATGTTGCTTTGATGAAAGTAAAGGAAAATTTTCTACAATAGCATTTTCGTATATATCAGGACATTTGAAAAGATTTACGACTGGATATGTTAAGAAACATTATAGAAATGATATAGATAGTTTTGAAAAGTGTATTTATAGAGATAATTATGGAGAAGAGATAAGAATAGAAGATAGATTGGCTGGCAATGAAAATGTAGATATAGAAAATGTTCGTGTTATTAGATCTTGTATAAAAAGAAGTGAGATAAAAGATATACAGAAAATAGTTTGTCTAAGAGAAAAAGGTTATACTCAACAAGAAATAAGTAAAGTGCTTGGAACTAGCCAAACGTCAATATATAGGAGACTTAAAAAATTAAAAACTGAAATTAATATACTAGGTAAATAATAAATGATTTAAGTTTATTGGAGGTAAAATGAAAACTAAAATAATTGGTGGTAGGGAAAATGAGTGTCCAATTTGTAATGGTAATATATTTAAGATTGAAACATTAATTGGAATAGTGTGGCAATGTAAGGATTGTGGATGTATGTATCAAGATATGAGTTCTAAAGAAAGTAAAAGGGGGTATTAAAGATGAGTTGTGTTATAAAGTGTGATTTTTGTGGTGAAACAATAGCAGAAATTCTAAACATAAAGGTATTCAGAATTGATGATGAAGGTAATATAATGAGTATCGGAAAAGATGTATGTGACAAATGTTATGACAGATTATTTAGAAGTAACTTGAATAAGAAGATGACTAATTATGAAAAGATAAAAAATATGAGCAAAATAGAAATGGCTGAATTTCTTGCAAATGGCGGAAGTGGATGTACTAGTTGTGCTTATGATTTTCAAGAATGCTTAGGCGGATGTTTAGAAGGTAGAAAAAATGGCTTGAAAGTGAGGCGATGAAATAATGAAAAAGACGTTAATAATCGTAGGAGTAGTTATTTCAATATTAATTATGTTTGCTTGCTTGTTCTTAGTAACTAAAAATAAAGCAATTGATTTAGAAGAGCAGGTCCAATCAGCAACTGCATCTGTAGAGGTGCAAGAAAAAAGGAGAATTGATTTAATTAAGAACATAGTAGACTGCGTAAAAGACTATGCTAAATATGAAAATAGAACATTAAAAGAAGTAACTGACATGAGAGTAAGTGCAAATGATGAATCTATCAAGGAAGCAAAATTAAATATACAAGCAGTAGCAGAGAAGTACCCAGATTTAAAAGCTAATGAAAATTATAAGCAACTAATGAGTGAGTTGAGTATAACAGAAAATATGATTGCACAACATAGAGAAAATTATAATATGCAAGTTCGCAATTACAATAAATATATAAGAAAATTTCCAGCAAATTTAATTCTAAATAGTATGGGATATGAAAAAATAGAATCTAAATATACTGAATATAAAGCAAAAGAGGATGCACCTCAAAATTTATTTGATTAAGAGGTGCACATATGAAATTTAAAACTTTTGAAATAACTAAGAGAGAATTTTTAGTGAGCATAATAATTGCTTGCATGATGATTGTGCTTGGATTTTTCATTGATGATAAAGTTCAATCAAAATTTTTAGAAGATAATGAAAGATATTACAAAGCAACTAAAATAAATAATGACAAAGATCTCTTTGATTATGCTATGGAAACAAGTGCGGGAGATTCTTTGATAAGTGGAAGATTTAAAAGTGTAGATTCTGTATCTATAGAAGAATTAAAAGGGGACTATTGGTTTATAGAAAGAACGGAAGAAAAATACACTATGCATACTAGAGTGGTTACCACTAAAGACAGTAAAGGCCATTCACATAAATATACTGAAACATATTGGACTTGGGATTACCATGATTCAATAGAGAAAAAATGTAATAAATTTAATTTCATGGGTAAAGAGTTTGATGCGAAAGTAATTACTAATTTATCTAAAGAGAGATTGGCATTAAAGAAAGATATATTTAAAAATAATAATCTTAAAATAAAAGGTAATTATGCTTACATTAATAATAAGAGAAGGTACTATTATGAAGTTATACCGAAAGAATTTAATGGTACTATGTATGCTAATTTAAAAAATAATACTATAGCGAATCCAGCTGATAAAAACATAAAAGTTTTTAAGGGTGAGTCTATACAGAATGTTTTAGAAAATAATAATTTTAATACAGGGTTTTTTAAAGTAGTGTTTTGGATCATCTGGATATTAATAACTACAATCATTATATATGTATTTTATTATTTAAAAAATGATTGGCTTGAAGATAAATAAAGATGTAAGAGGAGAAGATCAGGTATGAAATGTAAGGTGTACCATGCTATTAAAAATATAAAAGATGCAAATGAGTTAATTGATAGATTTGAAACGGAAAATATATTCTTTGAATTAAATAACATAGATAATGAAAATGTCTTAAATGGAGAAATGGATTTAACTGATATAGAAGATATTGCATCATTGCAATTTATATTAGATGGAGATTTATTTATATTTAGTAGTTGTGATGAAATGATATTTATGAATAAATACACTCAAAGGGAGTTGGGACTTCAATAAATGAATAAGAGAATAGTATGTCAAGATACAAACGAGATTGTCTATAATTATAAAGAATATCAAAAAACTAAACACTGGGAATCATTAAAAAATGAATTCTATTTTTCTAATGAATGTAAATGTGTTTTGTGTGATTCAGTAAAGAAAGTGTCTTTGCATCATAAAACATATCGAAGAATAGGAGCGGAAGAATTGGATGATTTAATTCCATTATGCAATAGTTGTCACTATAAAGTTCATCGAAATAATAAACAATATCTATTTAATAAGGCAACGGAAAAACAGATAAGATGCATAAATGATTTATTGGAAGTTTATGTAGATATTGTGGAAGAATTATTTATGAATGAATATATTTATCTTTATGTTGCCATGGGAATAGAATTTTACAATGAAAATCTAATGTTATTTGAAGCAAATCATATTATCAATGATCTTAAGTTTGTTTCTGCAATGCTGTATGAGTTTTATGCCACAAAGTTGGAAATAAAACTTCCAGGATATTTCAATGGATTTGACTACGAAGAAATAAAAGATTCTTTATATAAAAAGATGCAGCGATTAAGTAAATATATTTATGTTCCCAAAAAACAAGAGATTGAGTTATTATTTAAAAAAAGAAAAAAGGAGCATTATGAATAAATATACTCAAAAAGAGTTGGGACTTCAATAAATGAATGAGGGGAGATACTAAAGATGGATTTAAAGTTAATTAGCAGCATACCTAATTGGAAGGTAGAAGATCAGTTGGCAAAAATTGATGAAGAGGTAACTGAGTTTAAAAATGCTATAGATACAGGAATAACTAAAGATATAATTGCAGAAGGATTAGATGTTTGTCAAACTATTTTAACAATGTTTCAAGTTTTAGAAATAGAAAACTATATTACTGAAGGAGTAGAGACACATAATAAGAAACTAAATGGAAGAGGATGGGATCTCAAAGAAATAGGAGACGATATACTTAATTTAATTAAAAATTCAATGATTAATGAATTGATTAATATGAACAAGAAATTAAAATGCCTTGATGAAAAAGAATTTAATGCAAAAATACAATTTTTAGATGTAGATAAACTATGGAATTTGTGCATGCCTTTAGTTAACTTAAGTACTATAAAAGGAGTTAATGAAAGCATTGATGAAATGAAAATGGGAGAGTTTCTAAAAAATATTAATTAAAGTAAGGAGATAATATAATATGTTGATAGAAGTAACTGAAAATAATAGAGAATTAAAAGTAGGAGATATTGTTGAAATTAATGGTGGTAATAAGTTATATATGATTCTTTCTTTAAAGGAAACAATAGGTGGGTATGTTATTATAAATATGCAGAATGGATATGGTTCATTTGGTGCTTATAAAAGTTTAAGTCAACTAGAATTAGACTTGAAGGTAAGAGGTTATAAAT